CCTCTTGATTCCCGCTTTCACTTTGTATGTTACTAAGATAAGTAGACCCCGCTCTTTCACCATACGCCATACGAATTAAGTTGGCTTGAGTCTGCGCATCAGCTTGTGGTTTGAGTGTATCTAAGAAATCCTCTGACTCAACTTGTTCGGGAGTTACTAATTGATTATTAAGTAAACTACCTACTAAGCCTTGTGTAATCGATGATTCTACTTCGTCGTCAAGTTCGCCTGTACGAAAGAAATGCCCTCTCTGGTAATCGGCATAGCCTTGAGCACTGAGCAATGGATCATTGATATTTGACCCTGAAGAGGCTGACCACTGACTGAATGATTGTAGTGGTGCGACGTTGAAGTTTAAGTCAAGGTCATTAGGCACGGGGGTTTTCTCCCCCAACGATAATGTTGGATATAGGTCTGACACAGCAGAATTTGGGTTTGTATAGTTATTATATAATTAAATTATTCGCTCCAATTCGAAGCTGCAGTTTCTGCAGCAGGGTTAGGAGCTTCTAATTCTTGTCCAAGTCTCATGGAAAGCATTCTCTTTTGCCTTGCTAGAATTCCAAAGGCTTCGTTGAAAAGAGTTGTTGCGTCTTTTGCATTCAACGCTTCTCGTTCTTCTTCCGATAAAGCTCCTTTTAACAACTCAATTAAATTAATTATAACTTCTTTATCTGTTTTACCGTCCAGTCCTATACCTTTACTAGCGAGGAGTTCTTTAACTAATGGATCTGATGATCCAGCTCCCTCTAGTCTAAATAACATACCCTCAATGTCTTCTAGTTCCTTCAACTGCTCTGATCGGGTAAGTTTAGTTTGCTCTAACCTTTGTACAGATTTAGTAATATCTTTATAAACAGGACTTAGCATTCCTTCGAAAGGAGTGATGTCTCCTCCTGCTTTAGCTAAATCCATAATCTGCCCTTGCAATTTATCTTGATCTGCTTTGCTTGTCTTTAAGGACTCTCCTGCTCTTGTAAACAATGTGCTTATACCAGTATCTTTCATTACTGAAGAAACTGCAGGAGTCATCATTGTTGATACCAGTGCTTTTTGTTTTTGTGAGTCTGTCCCTTTAGAGTCTAAAATCTGCTGAATTCTAGAAGCTACTTGTGGGCGTATCTGAGCTGTTAGTTGTTCTTCTCTATTCTTTCTCTGAGCTACTTGTAAATCGACAAAGGCTTTTTTGTCTCTAGAAATACCTCCTAATTCTGTTTGGAATTGTTTAGTGAACATTGCCCGTTCTGAAGCAGGTAGTTTAGCTGCCGATACATCAGCAAAGTACGCTCCACGTAAATCCGCCATATCTCCTGTGGGGTCGAATGATGGCCCTGCCTGACTCATCGCAGCAATACGTTGTTCTGATCTTCTCTGTAATGCCCTACTATCGGGGGTCATTATAGTTGGCTCGTTAAGACGAATCTTTTCCCCCTCTAAAGCCATTTGTTGTGCTGCTGCCGCATAACCTTGTCTACGTAACCTACGTGCAGCTCTTCTGTACTTAGAAGATGGGCGGTCTAAAGAGTATCTTTGACCTAACTCGTAGGATGGCATTGTAGTAAACTGCATATATGTAAATTATTTATTTTTCTTCTTCGCTTTTCTAGCAGCGTTCTCAAGCATCTTTTTTCTAGAAGCCTCACTTGCAGGTCTTGCCCTCATGTCTCCTATAGCTCTGCTTGCTGCGGGTGATGTCCTGTCTTTCCCAACTGGCCTACCGAAAGCACTTGAAGTCCTACCGAAAAACGATGCATTTTCTGAATCAGATTTAGCTGCTTGTGCTGAGATAGGAATTGATGACTCATAATTCGGAGAGGCACCCATCAAAGGGTTTTGAGCTGCCATTCGAGCTTGGTCTTTTTTAACTGCTATGTTTACATCAGCGCCTCGCTTATCATCTCGCTCTTTTTTCTTTCTCAGGAAACCCCCTCCAATAGGTCTACCTTCTCCATCTTTAAAAAATTTACCTGTTGCTCCCATAACTATTAATATGTTCCAAATGCTTTCTCTTCTTTTTCTTTTACCATCCTTAAAACTTCCGCTCTTTCTGTAGGAGATAAGTCTTTTAAGAACGGTGACTCACCGAAAATAGGTTCTTGAACTTTAAATTGCTTATCCAACATTTCTCTCTTCTGTCTTTCACGCTCTCCTTCTGCTTGTGCAGCCATTTGCTGTTGTTCTGCAGTTATTCTTTTTTCTACCTCTAAAGGATCTTCTCCTGTATCTTTCATGAACTGCACCCTGTCTTTAAACCTTCGCAATGCTTCTCTTTTAGGTTCTTGTATATTGAACTGACCTTCACGGATTCGTGCCTGTACTTCAGCAGGGGTACGTAGACGGAAGCTACCATCAGGCTCTGTTTTTCCTAAACGTGTCGGAGCAAGTATCTGCTGGTCTTTGAGGAACTGTTCGTAACCTCCTCTATACCCATATAACCCTTCGGTTCCTGCAAGAGCTGCTTGTTTATCTCTTTCTTTTTTTAGAAGATCTGCTTTACCCGTAGGCGGTTTATCTTGTCTTTTGTCTGAGTCTGTTCCATCTCCTTTAGACTCCCCAAAACCCATTTCTTCATTTCCCCAATCGGTTACTTCAGGCAACTCTTCTTCTTTAACTTTTTCTCCTTGAGGATCAAACCCTTGGAAATAAGGGGCGTTAATATCGAGCCCTTGTGCTTTCAACTTACTTACATCATCGGAATCTCCAAAGAAAGTATCACTGGCAAATCCAAATTTTTTTAAGTATGAGCTTTCAAATTTAGGGTCGCCAAACCTCCCAATGTTTTTTACAAGAGTTTCTCTAAACCCCATCTCTGGATTTTCTCCAAGAGGCGTAAATTTACGGTCAACATCCGACACAAATAAATTTTTAATTTGTGGGTCTTTAGATAATCTTTTTACAAAATCAGCGAAATCATCTACTAATTTTAAATTAGGGTCGTAGATTTGTGCAAACCTAAGCCCAAAACCCTTCCACCCTACTGGAGGCTTATCAAGAGCTCTATCCATTAAGTCTGCGTAGTAAGATGTAACTTGCTCCCACCTGTCCCTACTCATTCCTATTGAGTCTAACTGCTCGTCTGATATATCACTTTTCGCCATGTTTATTTATAGTATGTATTACCTATAAATTTAGTTTTTTTATATGAAAAGTCAACAAGCCTATGTTCCTTGTAGAGTTTGTGAAGAAAGCATATTAGATAACCCTTTGATCGATCTTCTTTGATAAGGTCTACTGCTTGTTTTCCCTGTTTCTAAAGGCTCAACTGCGACTAATCCGTGCCTCTGTCGAGCTAAATCTAAGCAAAGAAAAGCAGCATCAGCCAAGTCAGGAGACTTTCCGAGCCTTGCTTTATACTCAATCTTGCTTTCTATCTTCATTCGGAGGGTTGCTCCTTTGATCATATCGTAGTTTCTGCCTGTTATTTCCTGCGCTAAATCCCCATTTACCCCAAATATTTGTTTAGTTCTGCAAAGTTCTTTGCCAACAAACCACAACTCTGTTACTCTATTTACGTATAATTCACTACCGATTAATTTAGAATTAGCAGATACTTTACGTTCAGATGCCTTCCCACCAAAAGAAACCCTCAAAATCTCGTCGCTCCATTCTCCAGCTAATACGTCACAAAATGGAGCACCTGCCCCCGTTGCGTCTACTGCAATATCCATCGGTTTTATCTTTCTTTTTTGACACTCCTGCTTCACCTGACGAACAATCTGATAAGTCCTTGGAACCGCTTTGTTGGTGGCATCGTCATTCAAATGGATCGCTTCGCCCAACTCGCAAACGTACTGACCGTTAGTATCGTAACCAACAAGCCCAGTGTACAGGATACATCGGTCGCCCCCGTTGGTAAATGCAGGGTCTAATCCTGCGATAGGTATAGGTTTACCTTTCCACTGCACTTTGTTCATAGCTCCACTGCGGGACAGTTCCGCTTCGTTGTATATGGTATCTTCTTCATCACCATCAAAAAACACGGCACGGCACATCCTGTAGTACCCTCGTGACTCCTGCCCCAATAGTGCTTTATCTTCGTTTAGTTTCTCAGTCGTTGGTAGCCAAGGGTATATGACTTCATCAGCTATGACGTTAGGGCTCCGTTCTGCATCGAACCTTACGTACTCCCCACCCCACTTAGTTCTCCATTGGTAGTCTGTGTTTGTGTCAACGCTATCCCACCCATGTTGTGGTGTAGACCAAACACCAAAAGCATCGAATCTAGAGTTAGGGTTACTTAGTCCTACTAACTCAAAGCGTTCGTTCTTCGATAAGTTACTTAGACCAGCCTGTACAATAGCCTCTGATATTTCTGAAAGCTCATCCGCAATCAGTATTATTCTTTTTTGTTTAATACCAATGAACTTACCTATCGCTTCTTTTGTCTTAGACTTTTCTGCTGCGATCAAAGATAACCCAGCACGTTCTATTAAGTTACCTTTTTCTGTTACGTATGCTGCGTTACCAATACTATCTCGTATACGAATAGGAGCTCCTTCAATAACCATTAATAAAGAAACAACTGAACCCCATATCCTTTTACGAGCTTCTCGTAGGGTGGTAGACGTAAGTAGTATCAGCGTATCTCTTGGAGCCGCTAACCAGTTTAGTATCCCCCAAGCAGCTAGTGTGTGAGATTTACCACTGTTCGCTGCTCCCCCTATAGCGATGTATTTGTTACGAATAACCGCTCTAATCATTTCCTCTGCCCAAGGGTGGCGTACCATCATAGGTTCAGGTCTTTCAGGATTATTCCATATCTCATCACACAACCTCCAGAAGTAATATTCTTTAGCTCTATATGAATCATGGTTACCTAAACCATATAGCAAAGCTGTTATTGTGTTAGTAGGTGGGATAAGCATTCCCCCCACATTCATCTTCTTAGTTTTAGCGTCAATATGGGGCTCATATGCCTTCTTAGCTTTACTCATATCACTTGAATTATATATAAAATAATAGTATAAGTTAATTGGTTTGCGAAAGAAACAAAATGATGCAGAATTCTTAAAGCGTGGAGACGTTCAACGTGCTCTACAACTATATAAACAAGATTATAAACTTGTTAATATAGCTGATGAATTAGGAATATCCACAGCAACTCTACGGAGATGGTTGCGTCGTGCTGGCTATGGCCCTAAGAACGACTCGTATGGATCTAATCCTAAGTCAGAGAAAGAAAAACAAGAAAGCCAAGACCCACTTCAAAAAGCATTAGAAGACGACCTTAATAAAAAAACAAAAGAAGCGATTAACATTGCTAAACGTGAGGCTCGTGAAACAGAGGAAAAAGAGATTTTAGAAATAGCAGAAGCTCAAAGTTCTCCAGCAGAAAAGTATCAGTCGTATGTAGCTGCATCAGGAATGCGTCTACTAAGAGACTACATGGACAATCTAAGAGGCCCGAAAACAATAAGGGAACTCGATCAACTGGATCAGATTATTAGAAGGAACCTTGGGCTTAACGACAAAAAAGGTGGTGGCGTAGGTAAAATGCAAATTGATATTAGTATTTTAAATAACGCTCGTGCCGATAAAGGCAAGGGTGCTGTTAATA